TTATTGGGGGTGTGATTTAAGGCAAGAACAAATTGATGCCAATATCATCCAAGCCAACGATATTAATACAAAAATTAAGCCCCAATGGGTTTGTGGCGATAGCATGGAAACGAAATTGCCGGATGCGGATTTCATCTTTAGTTGCCCGCCTTATGGCGATTTGGAGGTGTATTCGGATCACCCACAAGATTTATCAAACATGGATTTCCACGCCTTTCTAGCGGCTTATAGGCGGATTATTTGGCGATCCGTTAGGGCGCTAAAGGATGATTCGTTTGCGTGCTTTGTGGTGGGCGATTTCCGCGATAAAAAGGGCTTTTATAGAAACTTTGTTAGCGAAACAATTAATGCCTTTGAAATATGCGGGGCACGGCTATATAACGAGGCGATACTAGCGACATCGGTTGGATCGGCCGCCATGCGCGTGACAAAGCAATTTGAAATAGGCCGAAAGATGGCCAAAGTGCATCAAAACGTTTTGGTGTTTTGCAAGGGCGATTGGCGCAAGGCAACACAAAAAATCAACGATAGTGAAAAAAACAACAATATTTAATTTATTTTAAAAAATTAGGGTTTGTCCTATGTTTAGATGTTTAGATGGCTATACAATAACAATCATGCCGCAACACATCGTAAGCGGTCTTTTAAGAAAGTAGCAAGATGAAAAAATCATACATTTTAGAAACACAAGACACATTGCAACATTTTGAATACGCAACTGTGCAAGATGCTTTAGATAGCGCCCGTGAATTATTAAAAGGCAATCGCCCTTTTATTATGTTTACATCTAAAGAAAATAAAACACCGGTTTCTTGGAAATACGATGCGCCTTTGAATGTTGAATTCTTAGGTGCCGCGCCCGCACGCAATGGCCAAGATTATTAATGACAAAAGAACAAGCCAACCTAATCCTAGATCAAGTGCGGGTTGGCATTCAATATCCCGCACACATCATCAACCAAGCACTAACAATCACAGGTGATTTAAATGGAAAGATACCACAGAACAACGAAAGACGCATTTCCGAATACTATGGAATATGGGGCTTGCATAGAGAAACCGATTCGCAAGATGTTTACGAAACTTGAATTGTTTGCATACGCAATTGCAATTGTTGTCATTATGTTAGATATGTTTGTGTGGAGGCCATGAAATGAATAGATTTGAAAACATTGTTAAAAATTGCGATGACGCAATGGCCCAATACCAATTCAAAAGCAATTACGCATTTGAAAGCGGATATTACAAATTACAAGTTGAATCACTTTGCAAGGAAATTGAATTTTTGCAACAGGAATTGGAATCAACGATTGAGCAAATCAAAGAAATAACAAAGGATTTCGCATGAAAAACATTTCAACAGCATTGGTTAAAGCACAAAAGGCATTTAACCCCGCGCTAAAGCAATCCATCAACCCACACTTTAAATCACGCTATGTTGATTTGGCGGGGTGTGTGGAGGCGGTGATTGATGCGCTAAACGATAACGGAATATTCTTATTACAAAAAACCTACGAATGTGCGGATGGCGTGATTGTGGAAACAATCTTTATCCACGAAAGCGGCGAAAGATTGGAATGCGGTATGTTGCATTTCCCCGCCGTTAAGGCCGATCCACAGGGCTACGCATCGGCATTAACCTATGCGCGGCGCTATTCGCTTATGGCCGCGTGCGGGATTGCACCGGAAGATGATGACGGAAACCACGCATCCAAGAAAGTGGAAACAAAGATTGTTAGCCACGTTAATGTTAAAGAATTGGATAAGCTAATCGAAAAGATGCGCCACGCGGAAAATCAGGAACAATTAGTGGCATCGTATCGAATAGCATTTCAGGCGTGCCAAAGCGAAAAAGCACACCAAGATCGCGTGATTGCCGTTAAAGACGAAATGAAAGAAAAGGTGCCCGCATGATGAATAGTGATTACGCCGCGGAAAGCGATTATTGGCGCGAACAAGATGCAATCGAAAACGCGTATCGAAACGAATTGCTAAAGCACCCACATTGCCTTGATCCGGATCACCCCGGATGCGAAAAATGCGAGGTTAACGATGATTGATGAAAGAATCCAAATCATGTTGTATCACGAAAGCCAATTTAGTGATGAATTCTTTAGTTGGTTTCCGAACAACGAACACATTTACGATGCTTTTCAACACGAAACAATGAAAATCATTCGCAAAGGCTATAAGCACTATTCGGGGCGCACGATCTTGGAGGTGTTAAGGCACCATTCGGCACTTAGCGAAAATGGGATTTGGAAATTGAACAACAACCACACGCCTTATCTTTGCCGATTGTTTGCCTTGATGAATCCTAGATATGCGGATATTTTTGAATACCGCACCGTTAAAAAACCCAAATTAAGATTGGCCGAATGATGAAAAAAGTTAAACAAAAAACAAAAGAACAATTGCACGAAGAAATTATGCAATTATTTGTGGGGCAAGAAATGTCAACCACGTTGGCGGCATTGATTGAAACAATGGTTGGTGTGTCAAATTTCATGGAAATTGAAAGATACGATGTGATCGATATGGTTGTTGCCGAATTAAACATTTATAGGGATATGGAAAATGAAAACATTGTTTGATGATCAAATTAGAAAAACGGATAGGATATTAAAAAACCTAAATGTGCAATATCTAATCATCACACCCGATGGCCATAGATTTGGAAACATTGAATCGATCCCCCAAAAGAAAAGATCATTCAAATACAAATGGGGCGAATTGAAAACCTACATATCGCCTTATTTAAACGAATTGTTAACGGGCATTGAAATATGTGTGCCCTATAACAATTACGATAAAGACCGGCTATCGGGCGCTATTTGCGGATACGCATCGGATAATTGGGGCGTTGGATCGTATACATACAAGTGCAAGAAAGATGGAATTCACATAATGAGGTTACTATGATGGAACAAAGATCGGATGAATGGTTTGCCGCACGCCTTGGAAAAGTAACCGCAAGCCGCGTGGCGGATGTGATTGCAAAGACAAAAACCGGCCCAAGCGCAAGCCGCGAAAACTATTCAACACAATTGGTGTTGGAAAGGCTAACCAACAAACAAGCGGAAAGCTACACCAATGCCGCGATGCAATGGGGCACGGAAACGGAACCAATGGCGCGGCAAGCCTATGAATTGAAACGTGGGCTATTTGTTAACGAAACCGGCTTTGTGGATCACCCAACAATAGAAATGTCAGGCGCAAGCCCCGATGGATTGGTGGGCATGGATGGGTTGATCGAGGTGAAATGCCCCAATAGCGCCACACACATGGAAACCATGCTAACGCAAAAGGTGCCGGCTAAATACATTCCACAAATGATGTGGCAAATGGCTTGCACCGGCCGCAATTGGTGTGATTTTGTTAGCTATGATCCGCGGTTTCCGGAAAATCTACAAATATTTATTGAAAGGGTTGAATACGATCCAACGTATGTGCGGATGTTGGAATTAGAAATTACACAGTTTTTGGATGAAGTTACGAAAAAAGTTGAAATATTAAGGAAATTCAAATGAGCAAGGTATTAAAGGAAATCAAAGTTATAAGCGGAACCTATACCAACAAGGATGGCCAACAGAAAAACCGCTATCAAAAGATTGGATCGGTGATTGATACTAAAAACGGCGCAATGTTAAAAATCGATTGCGTGCCGGTTGGCGGTTGGGATGGATGGGCCTACATGAATGACCCCATAGAAACGCCTTACGCGGCCCCACAAGGCGGCCGGCCAATGGGGCGTGGGGTAAGTGCTATGGATGACGATGTGCCGTTTTGATCATGGAAAAAACGCCGGAAAATGAGGAATTTGAGCGTATGCTTGCAAAGATTGATTTACAACTTACGCCATCTAAAGACAGCCAATTGGTTTCATTGCGCCGATGGGAAATTGACGAAATGATCCGATTGGCGGTTTTGGCAGAGCGTGAGGAATGTGCAAAATTATGTGAAGAATATTTTGAACGTGTAATGGCTAGTCGAATCCGAGCAAGGGGACAAGAATGAAAACCAATTATCCATCTTATTGTTGCCAAAAATGTGGTGAATTGATTGGCTGGATTGGTCGTGTTATGCCGTTTCATAAATGCAAGGAGAAAAAACATGAATCCATTACCAACATATAAAGAAAATGGTGAGTTAGACACTAGGTTAAGAATAGACCCTGTAACTGGGGATGTAGGCATAGGAACGGCTAAAGGAGTTGTTACCTTTTACAAACCTCCTGACCCAGTTGGTTATTGGTGTTTGTATGGTGGTGGGCCTACAACAAAATTTGCAATGTTTCAAAAACCAACGGATAAACAAATCAAAAACACAACTGAATTGTTGGGATGGATTTGGGAGGATGCGAAATGACTAAAGACGAAGCAGTTATTTTACTCTGCGAACATTTTAGCGAAGGTATGGTACGCACTATTGTTGATGCTATTGCTAAAGACGAAGTATTACAACTTGCATTAGAAGCTCTGACTGATTTTGATTACGACAAACGCATCAAAGCTATTGAAAGTATTAAAGAAGCACTAAAAACAAAAGATGAGCAACGCACATGGGTAGGACTGACGGATGAGGAAATTGAAAGTGTTTACATGAATACTATGAATTTTCAACAAAATGCAAAGGCTTTAGAAACCAAGCTAAAAGAAAAAAACACTTGACAAACCCAAAATGTGATATAGTGTAATTGCTACAAAGTGTAGTGTTTTTTGCAAAGAAACAAAGGATTTATCATGGGATACCCCAAAATGGAAAATTTGCCAATGGGCGCAAAATCATCTGATCGCACCGGCGAAAAGAATGTGCGCGTGCCAAAAGAGGATAAAGAAAGATTTGTGCCCGGCGCATCAGGGGAAAAAATCCCCCGCGGCGCATTGTCAAGTGACACATCCGGAGAGCGCAAGCGCCCGATCGAGGGCGGTGTGGGCATGGGCAAGATGGATGGAATTGGTAGCCGTGATTCCAAGCACATGGGAATGCACGATGGCCGCTTGGGCGAAATGAAAGGTGGATCATCGGAATCTACTTGTTATGAGCACAAGCGTATGGATCACGTCCAAGATTCAATGTAATGCGAAACACCCCAAAGTCTAGAACACAATGGGGCGTTTCTAACCACAGAAACTAAGAGGGTAGTTAATATGGCTGATGACAATTGTAAGGTATGCCGGTTTTACATAGGGCACGATTTAGGATCATGCCGCCGGTATCCCGATTACAAAACCCGTTCCCAAAACGAATGGTGTGGCGAATTTGCAAGGAAAGAAATCTCGGTGGGTAATGCAGTTGCCGAGAGTTTGCCCGAGGCTAGCGCCTTGGGCGTTTTTTCAAGCCCCAAGCGCGGGAGGCCACGGAAAAATGATTAAGCCATTGCGTGATAAGATATTTGTAAAGCCTATTCAACGAATCCAAAGCGATTTGTGGATACAGACGGCGGAGGCACCCACGGTGGGGCATATCACCGCATTGGGCGATGATGCCAAGGATCAGGGGCTAAGTGTTGGGGATAAGATTTATTTCGGCACATTGGCCAAGGATTACAAAGACGAATATCTAAAATATCAAGAATTAAAAGATGAAAATTTAATTGTGATGTCTTGGAAAGATGTGTGTTTTGTGGAGGAAATGGAATGAAAGCCGGTTTATACGCTAATATTCATGCCAAACAGGAACGGATCAAGCGGGAAAAGGCCGCGGGTGAGCCGGTTGAAAAGATGAGAAAGCCCGGCACCAAGGGCGCACCAACCGCCGCCGCATTTAAACAATCCGCAAAAACGGCCAAAAAATGAAAGCACACGATAAACCAATCCCACACAAAACAACGGGCAAGGGCAAAACCTACAACCCAACGGAAAAGGGGGCCGGAATGACGGCCAAGGGGCGTGCGGAATACAATGCCAAAAACGGATCAAATCTAAAGGCACCGGCACCCAACCCCAAAACCGAAAAGGATAAGGGCCGAAAGGCATCATTTTGTGCGCGAATGGAAGGTGTAGTCAAGCACGCCAAAGGCCCCGCCGAAAGGGCCAAGGCATCATTAAAGAATTGGAATTGCTAAATGCCATTAATCAAATCAACCAAAAAAGAAGCATTCAAAAAGAACATTGAAGCCGAAGTGAAAGCGGGCAAGCCGGTAAAGCAGGCGGTAGCCATAGCCTATTCGGAAAAGCGCGAAGCCGCCAAAGCAAAGGCGAAAAAGAAATAATGGAACGCGGCCGCCCAACACTATATGACCCAAAGTATTGCGATCTAGTTGTCGAATTAGGCGCAAAGGGTAAAAGTGTAGAACAAATTTCTACATATTTGGGTGTGTCATTAAGAGTTATGTATGATTGGCGTGATCGTTATCCGGACTTTCTGCACGCCTTGGATGATGCCAAGATAGCGGAGCAAACGTGGTGGGAGGAACAGGCGCAGACATATATGCTAGAGCACAAGGATGGGGCCAAGCTAAACGCAAGTATTTGGTCACGATCAATGGCCGCACGTTTCCCAAAGAAATATCGTGAATCGGTTAAACAAGAAATCACCGGTGAAAATGGCGCACCATTGCTAACAAACATTGCGGTGACGTTTGTAAGCCCAAATGGAGGCTAATATTGAATTCCCGCTAAAGTTGCAATGCCTATTCCAACCGGCACGCTATAAGGTGTTGTTTGGAGGGCGAGGGGGGGCAAAAAGTTGGGGAATAGCTAGGGCGCTGTTGATCATCGGCGCTAACAAGGCAACACGCGTGCTATGTGCCCGTGAATTTCAAACATCTATCAGGGATTCCGTTCATAAGCTATTGTGTGATCAAATCACCGCAATGGGGCTAACGGAATTCTATGAAATAACGGATAGAACAATCCGCGGCAAGAATGGATCGGAATTTAACTTTGTTGGCCTAAAAAATAATGTGGCGAATGTAAAGAGCTATGAGGGCGTGGATGTGTGTTGGGTGGAGGAGGCGCAGACGGTTTCTAAGCGATCATGGGATACGCTAATCCCAACGATTAGAAAAGAACAATCGGAAATATGGGTTTCATTCAATCCGGAATTAGAAACGGATGAAACCTACCAAAGATTCGTTATCCACACGCCCGAAAACGCCATTGTGCAAAAGATCAATTGGTCTGATAACCCGTGGTTTCCGGATGTGTTGCGGCTAGAAAAAGATACGCTAAAGAATCGTGATCCGGAGGCGTATAACATGGTGTGGGAGGGGATTTGTAGGCAAACCGTGGATGGGGCCGTTTTTGCCAAGGAAATCCAATTGGCCGATCTACAAGAAAGAATCGGAAAGGTGCCCTACGATCCGATTAAACCCGTTCACGTTGTCTTTGATTTGGGTTGGGCGGATGCAACGGCATTGTGGTTTGTGCAATTCGTGGGAATGGAAACCCGCCTAATCCGCTATTTTGAAACATCACAAGAAACCATATCGGCTATCTTGGCCAAGATGCAAACTTTTGGATATGTGTTTGACACGCTATGGCTACCGCATGATGCGGAAAACAAGACATTGGCGGCGGCGGGGCGATCAATTGAGGAAATTGTGCGGGCGGCGGGCTATAAGACGCGGATTATCCCAAGGACACCAATAGCGGATTCAATTAACGCCGCACGCACGATCTTTAGCAATTGTTGGTTTGATAGAATAAATTGCGCCGATGGGCTACAATGCCTTAGACACTACCGGTATGAGGTTGATCCGGATACGAAACAGTTTTCAAGAACACCATTGCATGATCAATATTCGCATGGCGCGGATGCGTTTCGGATGTTGGGATTGATGATCCAAGAGCCAAAGAAATTGGTAGTGAAAAAACCCGTTTATGAACCAGCGAATTGGATGGGATAGATATGGCCGATAACCAAACAGAATTCGATCCACGGATTGATGAGGCGAAAAAGTTCTTAAAGTTAGCCAATGACGCGGATACGAATAACCGATCCGAGGCGCTAGAGGATTTGAAATTCGCCGCCGGTGATCAATGGCCGGTTGAAATACAGAATAGCCGATCATTGGAGGCACGGCCATGCCTAACGATCAACAAGATCGATGCGTATGTAAGGCAAGTCACTAATCAACAAAGACAACAACGCCCGCGGATTAAAGTCCACGGCATGAATAACCAATCCGATGCCAAGATTGCGGAAATCTTAACGGGGATATGCCGCCATATTGAGGTGCAATCGGATGCGGATCACGCTTATGACAACGCGTTTAATTACGCGGTGCGGATGGGCTTTGGCTATTGGCGGCTAAAAACGGATTATGTGCGGGAAAATTCCTTTGATCAGGAAATATACATTGAGCCGATACACAACCCATTCACCGTGTATTTTGATCCAAATAGCATCTTGCCGGATGGATCGGATGCGGAAAAGTGCCTAATAACGCAAGTGGTTAGCAAGGAAATATTCCGAAAGATGTATCCCGGCGCGGATGATGGCGCGGGATTTACACAACGCGGCACCGGCGATAGCAATGCGGAATGGGTGATGCGGGAGGATATCCGGATTGCGGAATATTGGTATACGGAAAGAAAGGCGGATAAGCTATGCCTATTAAGCAATGGCGAAAAGGCTTTCCGATCCGATTTGCCCGATCAGGCGGAAATGTTGGCCCGTGGCTTGGTGGTGGTTGATGAAAGGCCATCATTTAAAAAAGAGGTGAAACAGATCATTTGCACGGGCATGGAGGTGCTAGAGGAGGGCAAATGGGCAAGCAAATACATTCCAATTGTGCCGGTGTATGGTGAGGAATTCATTGTTGAAAACAAGCGCAAAAAATATGGCTTGGTGCGAATGGCCAAAGACCCACAAAGGATGTATAACTTTTGGAAAACCGCGCTAACCGAATCCGTTGCCCTAGCGCCAAAGGCCAAGTGGTTAATTGCCGAGGGACAGGATGAGGGCCACGAGAATGAATGGGCACAGGCAAACATTAAATCGATGCCGGTGTTGCGATACAAGCAAAAGGATATCGAGGGCGTGCCCGCGCCGGTGCCAACACGGATTCAACCGGAGGCACCGCCCGCGGGAATTATGGCCGCCGCGGATGGAATTAATAGCGATATGCAAGCGGTTTTGGGCATCTTTGATCCAAACCAAATGCCAACCGGAAACATTAGCGGCAAGGCCCTAAATGGCCAACAACAACAAATTGATCTATCTAATTACCACTATTACGATAATCTAACGCGATCCATTAAGCACACGGCCCGAATTATTCTTGATCTAATCCCCAAAATCTACGATAACGCGCGTGTGATGCGGATTATTGGCGATGATGGAAAGCCGGATTTGGTTGAAATCAATAAGCGTGGCCAAGACGAACAAGGCGTTGAAAAGATATTAAACGATGTTACCGTTGGCGAATACGATGTGGTGATGGATACCGGCCCCGGCTACAACAGTAAACGGATTGAGGCGGTTGAATCGATGATGCCTTTGTTAAGTGCCGATCCCAATTTGATGAATGTTGCCGGTGATTTGATCTTTAGAAACATGGATTTCCCCGGTGCGGATGTAATTGCGGATCGATTGGCCGCAAGCAACCCATTGGCACAAATTGATGATAAATCACCCGTGCCGCCACAAGTGCAAATGCAATTGGCCCAATCCAAACAAACTATTCAACAATTGCAACAACAATTACAAGCAATGCAATTGATGATTAAGAATCGTGCGGATGTGGAGCAGATGAAACAGGATGCGGAAACCAAGCGCACATTGATCAAAGAAACCAACCGCGCCCATGATATTGAATTGCGTGATCAGGAAAGACACATGGATATGGTCTTAAAGACACACACGCAAGCACAAGATACGGTGGCTAAGACACAGACGCAATTAGAGGTAGAAAATATCAAAGCCCAATTGGCCATTTATTTGGCGCATTTGGATCGGATAAGTGAACGTGAAGCAAAGGCGGAAGCCATAGAAAGGGCAATCTAATGATGAATGATGAACAAAAAGAATTGGCTAAAAAATATGCCAAAGAACAACACGAAAAAGCTAAAACACATCCAAAATTTGAAAAAATGAAATCCGAAATGGGTAGAAAACAAGCCATTGAGGCCGCCCTTAGTGATTTGAATAACAAACAATATAAAGAAAATTTCAACACCGGATCAAAAGAACAAGTGGTTTATGAACACAAACGAAATGGGCGTGTTTGACAAAGTAATGATTTCGTGTAAAGATTACACAAACCTTACCCGTGGGGATGCACGGGGTTAATTCTTAGGGAAACCTATGTCGGAAAAAGAAGCGGGCCAAGTGCTCACAAGCGAGAATGCGGCGGAATTTTATGCAAATCGTTTAGGTTTAGCCGATCAAACGGATGATGTGGCGGTGGATGCCGAGCCATCAACGGAGGTGGTTGAGAATGAACCCGAGGTGCAAGAGGAAGCCAAACCCGTAGAGGAAAAGCGGGCGAACCCAAAGTTAGAGAAAAGATTTTCCGAATTGACGAAACAACGCGAGGCGGCAAAGGCGGAGGCGGAAGCGGAACGCCAACAAAGGCAAGCGTTGGAGGATAGGTTAAGGGCACTTGAGCAAGTGGCGGCACCACAAAGGCCGAGCGTTGATCAGGAACCGCAACCGGGGCAATTTCAGGATGCGTTTGAATATGCAAAGGCTTTGGCCCAATATTCAACCGAAAAGGCGTTGGCGGAAAGGGATCAACAGGAGGCGAATCGCAAGGCTAATGAGGAAAGACAAAAGGTTATCCAATCTTGGTCATCCAAATTAGATCAAGTGAAAGCCGAATTGCCCGATTACGATGAAATGGTTTCAACGGCTAATGTTGTTGTTTCCGATGAAATCCGTGATTCCATATTGGAATCGGATGTAGGCCCAAGAATCCTATATCACTTGGCGGAGGATTTGGAATACGCACAAAAGTTGGCGGCCATGCCCACACGCAAAGCCCTTCTTGAATTGGGAAAATTGGAAAAGCTATACGAAAAGGCGGAACCGGCTAAGGAGACTACGGTCAAGACAAGTAAAGCACCCGCACCGGTGCGTGCCTTAAAGCCTAGCGGTGGTGTTGCGGATATTCCCATTAATTCAAGTGGTGAATTTCACGGCACATATCAGGCGTGGAAAGAGGCGCGGCGGGCGGGAAAAATCAGGTAATTTTTTTAAGGAAAGATCATGTCAAACAATTTATTGACGATATCAAAAATCACAAATGAAGCTCTTATGGTGCTCGAAAACGAATTGACGTTTACGAGCGAGGTGGACCGCAATTACGATGATCAGTTCGCAGTGGTCGGTGCAAAAATCGGTAACACGGTTAATGTTAGACGTCCCGGACGCTTCATTGGTACCACAGGCCCCGCGCTAAACGTTGAGGATTTCAACGAAACTAGCGTGCCCGTGACACTAAGCACCCAGTTCCATGTGGACACGCAGTTCACGACCCAAGACTTAGCGCTAAGCCTCGACATGTTCAGCGACCGAGTTTTGAAACCCGCTGTGGCCGCCATAGCCAATAAGATAGACCGTGATGGATTGGTGATGGCTAAAAACAATACCGCAAATATTGTTGGCACGGCCGGAACACCGCCCACAGGTTTGATCACATATCTAACCGCCGCGGCTTATTTGGATGCGGAGGGCGCACCCCGTGATGGCCGCCGGTCTTGTATTGTGGAGCCATTTACATCGGCAACCATTGTTGATTCACTAAAAGGCTTGTTTGTTCCACAAGAGGCTATCGGTGAGCAATACAGGAAGGGGTTGATGGGCAGGGACAGCGCGGGGATGAATTGGAAAATGGACCAGAACGTGGTTAGCCAAACCTTTGGCAATAGCCCTACGGCCGTTTTATCGTGCAATACAAGCACCGCAACGGGATTTTTGACATCAGGATGGGCACAGACATCAACAATCGCACTAAGCGCCACTACGGCCGCCGGTCAATTGAATGTTGGTGATGTGATTCAGATTGCAAACGTCTACGCCGTTAACCCACAAAACCGCCAAGCCTATGGTAGCAACAAGCTAAGAAACTTTGTTGTCACCGCGGCCGCCACGGTTGCCACAAGCGGCACCACTAGCGTCACCGTTAGCCCCGCCGTTATCACCGCCGGTCAATTCCAAAACGTTAGCGTGACAAGTGCGGGCGCAAGCACCGTGACACCATTTAACAATAGTGGCACCGTTTCACCCCAAAACATAATCATGCACCGTAACGCTTTCTGCTTGGCCGTGGCGGATCTCGAGCTACCCGAGGGGGTGCACTTCGCGGGCCGTGCAAGCGATAAAGAAATCGGCCTTTCCATGCGTGTGGTACGTCAGTACACCATCAACAATGATTCGATTCCAACCCGTTTGGATGTCTTATATGGATGGGCACCGTTGTATCCCGAATTGGCTTGCCGTGTTGCGGCTTAACGTTAAACATTAGGAGTAAAAAATCATGGCAAATCCCGGACCAGCAACCACAGTAAGCAATCACCCACAAAACTTGGCCACAAACCAAGCCTTGCGTTTGATTGCATCCGCACAATCCGTTAACCTAGCCCTAGCGGGTGATACCGCTATGACGGTGGTGGATGTTTCTAAATTTGTTCCCGTAAGCGTGTTGATCACCAACGGCCTTAACAGTAGCGGCGCAACAACCACTATTGCAACGGCAACCGTTGGTGTTTACACCGGCGCATCACAAACAGGATCAACCGTGTTGACAACCGCCGCGTTGACAAGCAACACCGGTGGCCCTTATGTGACAACATCCACGGCAACAAATCCCGCAACCGCAATTTCTAACCCATCCACAATGTATGTGAATGTGGGCACAACGATTGCCGCCACTTGCGATGTATTTGTTTACGGCTATGACCTTACATTCTTACCATAATGTTTAGGTAAATACGAAAAAGGCCATCCACAAAACGGGTGGCTTTTTTTATTTTTCAAGATACAATCAACACAAAGGAGTTTTTATGTCATTACAAACAACAATCCTTAGGGGGAATATTCTTAATTCTTTCCTTGTTTACCCCACTTTATCCCCCGCCGCCGTTTCTGGCACACAAGCAACACAAACATTCACGATCCCCGGCCTTGTGGTCAACGATTTTGTGAATATTTCCTTGCAAGGTGCCCAAACAACCGGTGTGGGAATCGCTAACGCGTGGGTTTCGGCCGCTAACACCCTTTCTATTCAATTCACCAATAGCACAGGATCATCGGCAACGCCAGCATCCGGTGTTTATACACTTGGTGTTGATCGCTTAGAGGGCACGATCCTACCAACCAATGCGGTGTAATCATGGCCGGATCAACCGTTCAACGCAACGCGGGTCAGACGTATTGTCTTAGCGTCACCAATAGTGCCCATGCAAGCACTTTGATTGATGATCAGACAAACGATCAGATCAACTTCTGCTCATTCCTAAACACGGGCGCATCGCCCATTGCGGTTAAGTTTGCGAATTATTCGCCATGCCCCGCCGCAACGTTTCCGAGTGATGGAACACCAGGGGATTATGTTTTGCCTGCGGGTATGACTTCTCCCCTTATCTTGGCAACACCAACCACGCCCTTTTACATGACGGCAATTAGTAATAGTGGCACGGCGGGTTTGCTTTATGTAACGGCCGTTGGCGATCAAAGCTAACATGGTTGGCCCTAACAAAACTGTTGACCAAAACCTACTGCCCGTTCAGGCGTATTTTGCGGTCGATGGCACGTTTCAGACCTTTATCGGTCAGGGCCAACCTTTCACGGCCACAATCAGCCCTATTCAAAGCGGGCTAACAATCACCAATAGCACCCTAGATTCAAGCCCTATTGGGGCTACAACGCCATCTACGGGGGCTTTTACAAGCATATCCACAACAACGGGCACGATCACCACATCGCCCGCTAATTCAACGGATATTGCCAATAAATATTATGTGGATATGGTTGCCCAAGGGCTTGGCCCAAAGGCGGCGTGCCAAGTTGGAACAACCACAAACATCACGCTTTCGGGGCTACAAACCATTGATGGATACACCACATTAACTGGTGATCGGGTTTTAGTCAAGAATCAAAGCACATCATCACAAAACGGCATCTATATTGCGTCATCAACGGCTTGGGCACGGGCGGTTGATATGGATGTGTGGGCGGAGGTTTCGGGCGCTTACACAGTGCTTTTAAACGGCGGACAAGCCGATACGGGATGGGTTTGCACGGCATCACAAACGGGCACAATCGGTGTCACCGCAATGCCTTGGGTGCAATTTAGCGGATCGGCAACGTATTATGCGGGCACGGGGCTAACGCTATCATCCAATACATTTAGCATCACCAACACGGGTGTCACGGCCGCAAGCTATGGATCGGCAAGCCAAACAGTCACTTTTGTGATTAACGCCCAAGGCCAAATCACTAGCGCAACATCACAGAATATTGCTATTGCGGCATCACAAATCACAAGTGGCACGATTTCATCTAGCCTTGTAAGCGGGTCTTACACGGGAATCACGGGTGTTGGCACGCTAACGGCGGGCACTTGGAATGCAAGCACCATAGCGGTGGCCTATGGAGGCACGGGGGCAACAACGCTAACGGGGTATGTTTACGGCAACGGCACGGGTGCTATGACGGCCGCAACAACGATTCCAACAACCGCGCTTAGTGGCACGATTACTAACGCACAATTGGCCAATTCCACAATTTCGGGCGTGGCTTTGGGTGGAAATCTATTTGCTTTAACGATTGGATCAAATCTAAGCGGCACAAGTTATAACGGATCAAGTGCGGTGACGATTTCAAACACCGCGCCAATGGTTTATCCCGCATCGGGGATACCCAATTCAACCGGATCGGCATGGGGATCATCTTATTCAACAAGTGGATCGGGATCGGTTTTAGCATTGGCAACGGGCGCAAGCCTAGCAAACCCGACTGTTTCTAATTACGCGACATTTACGCCCCAATCATCTTTGCCCAATTACGCACAGGGCGAATTGTTTTATGACCAAGCACAAGATGCCTTGGCTTACTACAACGGCGTAACGAATAATGAATTGCACATTGGGCAAGAAATTCAATTAAAGGTTTACAACAACACGGGATCAACAATCAATGTTGGCCAACCCGTTTACATCACTAGCACATCTAGCGGATTTATTTATCCTTGCGTGGCTTTGGCCATTGCTAATAGCCTAACCACGGCCAACGTGATTGGATTGGCAAATCAGGCTATTCCAACGGGCACGGCGGGCTATGTGACCACGATTGGGGTTGTATCGGGTGTTAACACGGGCACTTATACAGTTGGTGACACGCTTTATTTATCGCCTTATTCGGCGGGCTATTATCAAAACACCATACCGCCCACGGGCTATGCCGTCAAAATTGGCACAGTTTCTTATGTAAATTCTAGTGGCCAAATTTACGTCAACAAAAGCAATTTGTCGGTTCAAGCGGGCAATATTGTTGGCCAAGTGGCTATAACGAATGGCGGCACAAACGGCACGGCAACACCCACGGCGGGTGCGGTTGCTTACGGAACGGGCACGGCTTACGGATTCACGGCGGCGGGCACAAGTGGCCAAGTCTTACAATCCAACGGATCAAGTGCGCCTAGTTGGGTGTCACCAACGGCCTACGCAACAGTCACCGATGACACCACAACAAACGGCACGCGATACCCATTATTTGCCAACCAAACGGCGGGTAATTTAAGCACCGAATACACATCTAGCACCAAGCTACAATTTAACCCTAGCACGGGCGTATTTACGGCCACACAATTTAGCGGATCGGGTGCGGGGCTAACATCTATTCCCAATTCGGCACTTAATAATTCTAGTGTGACAGTTGGGACAACGGCTATTTCGTTGGGATCATCGGCCACAACGATTGCGGGGCTTGTATCGGTTACTAGCACCACGTTTGTGGGCGCTTTAACGGGAAATGCAAGTAGCGCAACAACGGCAACCACGGCCACAAATGCAACGAATATAGCGATCACGGATAACACAAGCACCAACGCAACGTATTATCCCGTGTTTGTAAGCAATTCAAGCGGAAATAATGCCGCCACAACATCGTCAACAAAGTTAAAATATAACCCATCCACGGGTGCGTTGTATGTTTCCGCAATTTATATTGCGCCATAAGGGGAAATCATGGGAAATCTAGTCTTTCAAGCGGCATCAGGCGGTCAAGTGGCCGTTAGTGGCCCAAACACCGCATCTAGTTTTACGATTGCCGTTCCCGCCGTATCGGGCACTTTTGTAACAACGGGTGACACGGGCACAGTAACGACAACCATGTTGGCAAGCACCACAGGATCGGGTGCGGTTGTATTGGCCACTAGCCCTACATTGGTGACACCAGCATTGGGAACGCCATCGACTATTGTTTTAACCAATGCCACAGGATTACCGAATTCAGGTTTAGTTAATAGTTCAATCACAATTGGTGGCACATCTATATCATTGGGTGGGTCATCAAGCGCAATTACCAATGACATCACTATTCATGGATTGACTGTTGGACAAGGTGCGGGGTCAATATCGACTAATACTGTTTTGGGTGCTAGTGCTTTGAACGCCAACACAACAGGCGCTCGAAACACCGCATTGGGTAATTTGGCTTTAGCGGGTAACACCACAACCACATATTCTGATGCAACGGCAATAGGTTATAACGCACTTTATCAAGGAGGTGGAGGAAAATCTACTGCTGTTGGTTCTGGTGCTTTATCTTCTGAAGTTGGGTCAGGCGGTACAAACGTAGCTGTTGGATACAACGCTTTGACAAATGATAATTCTGGTGGCTCTCATGTTGCAGTTGGTGTTCAAGCACTTAATTTCAACACCACAGCATCCAATAACACAGCAGTAGGTTATCAAGCCAACTATGGTGTAAATGGTGGAGCGGGTAATTCAAACGCTGTAACTATTGGTTATCAAGCGGGCTACGTTTCATTTACTGGTTCGGTTGGCTCTACTATTATTGGTTATCAGGCTGGTTATTCCATAAACAGACCAGATGGTTTGACTTTGATTGGATATCAAGCAGGTTACTCTCTCAATAACTCAGTCAACAGTAATAACGCAGATACTTATATTGGGCATCAAGCAGGGTATAGTACAACATCTGGTGCAAATAACACAGCAGTAGGATATCAGGCGGGGTATAACAATACAATAGGAGCAAATAACTTTTTTGGGGGTTTTGCTGCTGGTTACGGTGTAACTGGTTCATATAACACTTATCTGGGCAGCTTTGCGGTTAGCTCAAACAGTAGTACTGGCTCTAGTAATACTGCAATAGGTTTTCAATCTTTAGCCAACAACACCACAGCATCTAACAATACAGCAATAGGGTTTCAAGCTGGAAGCAATATAACTACTGGTTCTTCAAATATTTATATTGGTTCTGGTTCACCACAAGCATCATCAGCTAGTGCAAATAATGAAATAAACATAAACACACAAGCAAGTGCAGGAAAAGGCAGTTCTACTGGATTTATTAACCCCAATGGTGGTGGTGTATATCAAGGTAACAACTCAACGCTTTGGACTATTACATCAGACGAAAGACTAAAGAAAAACATTGTAGACAATACAGTAGGATTGTCTGCTGTTACACAAATCAAAGTGCGTAATTTTGAATACCGCACAGAAGATGAAGTGACAGATTTACCAAAACATAGTGCTATTAATATTAAAGGCGTTCAGCTTGGGCCAATAGCACAAGAACTTATACAAGTTTTACCAGATTGCGTAAAAACAGAATCTACTGGCGTTATGTCTGTAGATTCATCTAATGTGATATGGCATTTAGTCAACGCAATTAAAGAGCTAAACGCAGAAGTTCAATCCCTTAAAGCAAAAGTAGGAGCATAAACATGGCACAAGTAAATTCATGGACATGGACAATTCAATCAATGCAACAATGGCCTAGCGGTACAAACGCTGGCTATGTTGTCAACGTCAATTGGACTCTAACAGGCACAGACGGCACACAAACCGCAAGTATTGGTGGAAACACTCAATACCCCGTATCTGATGCTCAGGCAGGCTTTGTACCTTATGCTCAACTCACTCAAGCCACAGTCATTGGTTGGGTGCAAGCATCTTTGGGAGAGCAAGGTATTGCTAACTTTGAAGCCAACGTGCAAGGCCAGATTAATAGCATGGCTAATCCTCCAGTTTCTCCAATAACACAACCATTGCCTTGGGTGGCCTAATGGATTGGAAAATCTTAGAGGTTGAGCATAAGGATGGGCAAATCACATCGGCCAAATACTATGTTTCCAACGGCAAAGTAGACACCGAGGGGAATTGGTATTTCACCGAAAAGGGTGATATTCCTTATGATCAAGTGACCGAACAAAACGTGATTGATTGGATCAAATCGGCATCTATGCTTGATGGAAAGAACATAATAGAATCACGGCTAGAGGAACAATCCAACCAACCCGTGAAAGCCGTTCCTCCTTGGCTTCCACAAACCT